TTAATACAACAAATTCTGTTCCCAGCACTCATCCAAAACACGATCCAATTTCTTACTTATAGCCACCACTTCCGGATCGCAGAAACTTCTCCCCTCTGCTACCCTATGCAGTTCCTCACGCAATTCTTCAATCATATTTTTGAGTTCGGTAGTCATAGAATTTCCTCTCTATAATGTTACAAACGATTTAAAACTATTTAATTTTGATTAACTAATTGTCGGTATCTTTCCATCAAATCTGCAACTCTTTCTGCTTCTGTTTTAAACCCTGCCCCACCGTAAGCTGCCACAACAGCTCGATCCAGATTGTTGTGTGCTTTCACAAGTTCGGGAGGCATTGTAAGCGGATCATACAGATCGGCAAGGGAGCTGTCTGGAAATAACGCCCTTGCATCTAGAACTCCTTGGGCAAATTTTTCAATGTCTTCTTTTTGCTTTTCTGTTGAGTTAGCCCAAGGAAAATTATTGTAAACAATACTGGCAGAATACTGATAGTCGCTTTTCATCCTGCCACAAATTGCACGCATCCAAGCCATATGTACTTTAGATGTAAGTACACCGAAATGATATAAAGTTGCGTTCGGAATTATTAAAGCACTTCCATTTGTAATAATATCTGGTGTCAATAAAGCAATAGGAATGTATTTGCGATTTTCCGATGATACTTTTGGTATAGCCAGATATTCTGTATCTGGTTGCCTAATTTCTCCAAATAATTGTGGCGTATCAGCAAGTTTATTTGTAGCACCTCTTTTGCTTGAGCTTCTAAATTTCTTTGTTTCAGCAATTCTCTCCATTGTAAGTTTTGATTTTTGAATATCCTTTGGGGAAACGTTTCTAAGCCATAAGCACCAGCGAATTTTGTTATTAATTAGTTCCTCTCCACCAACATATTTTTTAATGAAAGAAGTTGTAATTGGTTCCTCTTGAACGAAGTATTCTTTTTCCTCTTCTGATAATATTAAATGTCCATTATCTATAGGCATACTGCCATAATTCATTTGAGGAACCGCACATAATGGAGCTGATCTCTTTTTTATAAAAACATTTTGTGCGTTTACTAAATATGGATTGATATTATCCGCAATGATTTCAGTACCATCACTTAAAAATATCATCTTTTTCCTTTTTGAAGAAACAGAACTGAATCCAATTATCACACAATGTACTGCTGCTATTCCTTTAGCTTCATTACTCCATTTGAATGTACGATAAGCAAAGTTAATGACAATACTATACTTTTTCATTAAATATTCCCATAGCACAGCAACTTGCTCACCTTGTGTGATACTATTCGTAGAAACAAATGCACAATTTATTTTAGTTAATTGAATATATTCAGCAGCTTTCTTATACCAAGCAGTAACATAATCTAAAATATTGCAGCCTTTAAATACATCGAAAATCATTTGAATATCCAACTTTTGTTCAGATGTTTGTTCTTTCTTTCCTACAAACGGAGGATTTCCTAAAATAAAACTCAATTCATATTTAGGAACTATGTTTTCCCAATCTATTGTCAAAGCGTTTCCGTTAATAATTGTTGCTGATTGTTTAAGTGGTAAACGTGCAAAATATAACCCAAAATGTTCAGCTACGAGAAAATTCATTTGGTGGTCTATTAACCACATACCAGCTTGTGCAATTTGACTTGGAAACTCTTCATATTCGATACCATAAAATTGATCAACATTTATCTTACAATATATAGAAATATCAAATACCATCTGCCCACCTTTATCAAGCAGCATCTTCAATACTTCAAGTTCTAATCGTCGAAGTTCTCTATAGGTAATAATAAGAAAATTACCACATCCGCAAGCAGGATCGAGAAATTTCAAATTGCTCAACTTGTCATGGAATTGTTCTAGTTGTTTACTGTTGCCCTTGATACGCTCAAATTCTTCCCATAATTCATCCATGAATAATGGTTTAATCAGCTTTAAGATATTCTCTTCACTCGTATAATGAGCACCTAACTCTCTGCGTTGTTTGGGATTCATGACTCCCTGAAACATAGCACCAAAAATAGCAGGAGAAATATAACCCCAGTTGAAATTACAGCAATCAAGCAGAATCTTTCTCATCCTATTGTCAAAATCTGCAAATGGCAATCTTTCGCTGAATAAACTCCCATTAATATAGGCAAAACGTTGGAGTTCTTCAGATAACATAGTTTGTTTTGCACGTATTTCTGGGGGAGTATCTAACACTTCAAATAATCGCGCAATATGAGAAGATAAGTCAGAACCATCCTCTTTTGAATGAGAAATATAATCGAAAAATATGTTTTTTTCAAAGATTCCTGTATCATCGGCAAAAAGGCAAAATAATAGCCTGACCAGATATACTTCAAGCACATGTCCTTCATATCCATGTGCTTTCAATATGTCATGGAGCTTTGCCATTTTCTCAGCAGCTTTAACGTCAACTTCTTTATCTGTTGGCATTTCAGTTGAAGTCCTATACCCTGCCATTTCTGAGAATAACTTCACATGTTTATGTAATTGATTTGTTTTGAAGTCCCATTTTTGACCAGTGGAATTGCGATACAACCTGATATTTTTAAAATCTGAAACCATAGTATATTCAGGTAAATCTTCATCTTCAAGACGAAAAGCATAGTCCCTTGCCTGAGTGTATGCCCTGTCAAGATTCTTACCCTCGGACTTCATTTCTATCAGTATTATACCTTTCCATAATAGGTCAATATATCCATTTCTTGTTTTACCAACAGGAACTTTTGTTTCAAAGGTTGCAACTCTCTTACGATCAACGCCAAAAACAGCAAAAAAGTCGTTTAAGAAACTCTGAGCTTCAGCAACTTCATCTTTAGTTTCTTTCCATTTTTTACTGAAGCTTAGGGCATTGCCACTAATTTCATTCCAGCTTAAAGTCATTAACATAACTCCTTAAAGGCAATATTTATAAAATAATCCTTAATCAGTCAATATTTATTGTTAAAACTAATCCTAAAAAAGCAAGCAAAGTTACTCCAACAAACATACCTAAAGCAAAATCCCGTAAAATCAAATAAAAAAATAACCTTAAGGGAAAATATAAAGCTGAAAATATTACACCAATCAATGCAACTCTACTATGAAGCCGAATTATAAATTTAGTATTACTTTTTCCAATTCTAGACCTTATATAAAATTCATCTTTAACATCGGGATATTTTGAAAAAACTTTTTCACGTAGTGTATATGAATAATTATCATTTTTACTGTTGGAAAGATTGTCGATTATGTTTTGGTATTTATCTAAATCTTTTTCATAAATTTCATATAAATCATAAGAATATATCCAGATGAAAATCGTTGCAAATATTGCTAATACAGTAAAACCTATTCGCATTATCCATTGTAATTGTAACTGATCTGGATTTATAACTTCAACACTATTCCAAAGTAGTTCAAAGGCGCCAATAATTGCACCCAACATTAATAAGCTGTAGTTAGCCATGTTCCATTGTTGGGATTTTACAAAGTTTATGCCGGTATTTATATTTTCATATATAGTACCAATATCAATTTTATCTATATTTTTCTCATTTCTCCTTTTACATATATATCTCACGTTCACATATTTCAAATATCTCAACCTCATTTTCACTTGATTAAAAGGGCACTACCATACTCTTCTCTTAATTATATAAAAGGCATGAAATTCCTGCCAAAATAAACAAACTTCTATATGGAAAAGACAAATAGCCCTCCCACCGAACTTAATCGGCAGGAGGGCATTTGCTTCACTTAATCATATTTGTTATTCAGTTACTTCCGGTTTTATTACTTCTGGTACCGGCGCTATTGCCAAATGAGTATTTTCTATTCCACTGCCAAGATGTAACGTCACTCCCCGATCACTCCTGGTGTCACTGGCTGCAAATAAGCCCACCAAGATACCAGCCCCAATAAACGCATCCTTGAGCGCTAGCAGCGTTTCACCACCAAAGAGTAAAGCGTTTCCCATGTTCAGAACCACTACAAACGCGACCGCGATCAGCGGCACTGCGTTCGCCGGCACCCGTGCCTTAAAGAGATTCACCAAGGCCATCGCCAGACCAATGATATAAGCTAATTCAATCATATTGCTTCCCATGTTTTTTATCCTCCTTAAATCAATTTAACGCTTTCTTTCCCGCGTGCAAACAGCCTGATCTCTCCATCAGTCATACTGATATAAGTGCTCCTGCCGAGATGGATAATAAGTCTGTTGTCACCAGGCAGGCTTTCAACCCACCCGTTACCACCGGGAAATTTGTATATATTTGCTCCATTAGGTGCCACAAACTCAAGATCTGTTGCTGTCTGAGGTATGTTTTCCCGTAGCAAAGCCATGGTTGCTTCCTGAATAAGCCGCTCCCAGGGGAAGTTTTTTCCCGGGCAAGCAGTAGCATATTGATCAGAGTGCCGCCTAAATCTCTCAATAGGCACATTATAATTCTTAGCAGCCGCGACAGTAGCGGCAAGCAACCCCTGGTATTGTGTCTCCGACATGATGTCCTTATCAAAATTACCAATACAGGAAATTGAAAAGGCCAAGTTGTTCATATTCCAGGATTCTCCCGGGACAACCCCCAAATCATGTGCTCCCATATATTTAGGATCCCGACCAATACCGGCTTTACCGTCCGGTTCAATGACAATGTTGTACCCGATATCGCTCCAGCCCTGGCTAAGATGTATTTGCCGTACCATATCCGTGTTTTTTTCGTGGCCGGCTGTATGGTGAAAATCGAGATATTTAATAGGGCATTTTCTTATATCCAAACTATTTCACCCCTTCTTAAAAACAATAGACACTATAGCAGTAATTAAAGACACAATAACCGCCCCGGCCATGGTCCGCCAGAGCCAGGTATTATTGTCCTCCAGTATCTTCAGCCGGTGGACAGTTGATTTATTGCAGGTTTCAATTTCCACCACTCTACTTTCCACGGCATTATGGTTTTCGCTGTTACAAGTTGGATTATTAGTAAGTATGTCAAGTTTGGTTTCGACTACCTTCAGCCGCTCCCTTATGTCTATCAAGATTTCTGCCTCAGTCAAATACCACCACCGCTTTCTTATATTAATGTTGAAGCGTGGCTGGGTTGAACAGCCGCTTATCCTGCCCATGGAAAGGTTTAGGTCTAGTATGCTCAAGCTACAGGGACTTCCTGATAAGAAGCAAGTAAACCATGCCTTAGCTCAGAATCGTGCTACGTTACACCACCGCTTCATAAATACTTTGACCAGGCATTTTGCCTGGTCGCTATAACTCCTATTTTTAGGCCTTTCTTATAAGATCGGTCATACTCTGCCGCCTGTTGGCACCATATACTGCCGCGGCCGTAACTACCACCAGGTCGCCATCGACCTCCGAAATGATCTCCCCGCCGGAATCGGTAATAAAGGTCGTAAAAAATCCCTGTCCTCCGAACTGATGTTTCAGCTCTGTGACGGGCCCTGTAACCGTTGCCGTCACTCCGTCATCGCTGAGCTGGGCCACATCACCGACAACCAGCCAAGGCCGGAGCGGACCGACGCATTGTTCCCGGATGCCGATGTATTGCAGCCTGGCAGCCATCCTCTCACCCAGCAGCTCGGCTTCAGTCTGACCCATGCCCTCCGGAGCGTCCAGGTAATAAGTCTTGTAGCTCGGTGGAAACCAGTATTCGTGATACGGGATGTCTCTGTAATAGTAAACGGCCGGATCGCCGTACTTGACGCAAACCCTAGTGTAAACTCCATCGCCGCATCGGTCGATGCAGCGGGTGAAAACATCCCTATTCCGCATGAAGGTATATCTGTTCTGTTTCCGGTACAGGCTGATCAATTCGACTGGCGGGCCGACGACATATCTGCCATCACCCAGGTCGGCCATGTCCCAGCCGATCGAAAGCAGCCACTCGTTAAACTTGTCCAGGACGTTGTCCCTGGGTTGGAAAGTCGCCGTCAGCTCTGTCACCAGGTTAGTGATGATATCGGCCTCGGCTATCTCCCCATCACTGTAGGTTGTCAGGATCTCTTTTGATATAGCCCCACATGTCCCGGTGAAGGCAGCCGCCACATAACTGCCGGCGGCATTGACGTCGAAGCTGGAATCCTTCAGCCGGCCCAGCGTTGATCTTCCCTGGTACCTCAGCATCGTCGCGTGCGGATCATAAGGAGCATCATCCAGGAAATACTTGCCCATGTTGAAATACTCCTGATGGTCGCCCATGCTAATGGCGACGTTGACCTCCGCTCCCGGGAGAAACAGCGTGACTTCAGACTCCATCATATCGTTTCCGGTTTTCAATAGGCTAAAGCCCAGCTCCCGGATCTGATTGTCGGTCTTCTCATTAATCTCCATAATGTCCACCATGTCGCCGATATCCCCGGCATAGACGTAAAGCAGAAATGTCATATCACTTTGGATCCCATACACTTGGCCAAAGGCGGGATGATCCAGGCGCATGGTCGTGATCTCCGGCTCCATGTTTTGCAGGCCCTCTAGGTCACCGTAATTGTTCCAGTCCCCGGCGTCTACCAGGACACCCTGGGCATACTGGCTCGCGTTTTTCACTGCGAAGATTTGAGCATCATTTGTGTAATAGTGAACAACACCTGCCGGACTGGCGGCAGCATCAATTTCACGTGAGTATTCAAAAATCAGCTGTTCAGCCGCCATGATTGTACCTCCTTATGATGTGTGTTCCTGCATAGTCATTTCGATTGCGAAATCGAATACGTGATTTGCGTCCTTGGCAATAACCTCGCAGCGGTAGTCGGCGGTGATCGTGTCTCCCTGTGCCGGTGCAGTTACAAAATGGATATTCTTTTTATTGGCGAGCGCTGTGCAGGTCAGCACATAACATTTTTGATATACGCCCGTATCGTACTTCATAATTTTCCAATACCGTTTATTCACATACGCGCCGTCAATCGTCTTGGTTTGATAGGATGTGCTCAGCCCGCCCGATGTGGCATAGCCCACTGATGTCCATGGTCCGGCGGCACTATCTGAACAAAAAAGCTCCATTCCATTCAACCGTACTGTATTAATACCATAGGTTGCATAAAATGGATTTTCAAAAATACAATACTCGTCAGTACCTAAAAATCCGTTATACATACCCGGATATGCCGTATTCTTGCTTGTTGCAATAAGTTTCATATACTCGTCTAGTCTGCTTTGGTTCGGTATTCCAAAATCCACCGTGTAATCTGTGCCATAAGTGAGTGTATTCCCGTTTTTCTTTAGTACAAAGCTGCTGTCGTTCTTGACGAATGGAAAGTCTGTTGCAAAATCGACCGTGGACCCATCACCGGTCCCGATGCTCTCCGCGGCTATTGCGCTGTAAGGGAAAGCCGTGCATGGTATTTTTACGACCAGTGAATTTGAATAACTGGGCGAATTATCAGCATAGCCGAATATTATGCTCTTTATTCCGCCAGGGTTATTCACCGAAGCAGCTGCAATACGTGGGCAGGTTGCTGATCGTTTTTTATTGGGCGCGTCGTATGCTTGCGAAGTTGTTCCAATATAGTTTAGTCCTGAGTTTGAATCAATTGCCGATAAGCTTGGATAAACAAGATCGCCTTGACCGACATAATAGTATTGAAAAGCTGTCGTGCTGCTAACTATACTTTTCAATATAGGCGGAACTCGATAGGCCGAGTCTGCCTCATGGAGAGGTATCATAATATTTCCATTGTCAAAACCCGCAACCGGGTAATAAATGTAAATTGTGGCGTAAACCGTTATTATATCGGTCAGGCCTTTGCTGATCGTGACCGGGTTCCCGTTCTGATCCTTAATAAGCGCATGGGTGCAAAGGTAGCCGGTTATGCTATTGCTGGCGCAGCCGATCTCGGTCCAGGCGGTATTCTGTTGCTCCGTCTCCAACCACTGCGCTGATTTTTTGATGGCCACCCATCCCTCGGTTATATTTTTTGACCAAACATCGCCGCCGAGTTGTTTTCCATCAAGGTATGTGAATAATGCTGTTCGTGCGGGGTCAAGCGTACCCGTACCTGTACCAATGTTGACATAACCCATCGGCCCGTTCGTCAGCCTTGTCCAGTAGTTATTAAGGACGATATTTTCGGCGTATGCCTTTTGCTTGAGCTCTCCGGTCCTTGCGTCTCTAACTTCAAAATCAAAGCGATTGTGCATCTTAAGTGTGATCGGTATGGTCACCAAAGTCCTTTTGGGCGCCATGGCTATTTTCTGTCCTCGGATCATGCTGCCCCTCCTTTTTTAAAGATCGTCAATGTGTGTTAAAACCGCACTGGTTACGCTGACCGTCGCGAGTTCGACCTGGCCTTGGACTTGATCGGCCGTATTTGTATAGTAAATCTGAGTTAGCGTTATTGTTGGCGTTATACCGGCGATCTCGACATTATCAATGTCGTTAGGGTTAAAAATTGGGACTATGTTTGCCGGCGTGAATGTTTCCATAAAGGCCGCAAGCACGCCGCCGTCGCTGCTCATAATGTTCCCGCCAGTTGCCGGCGTATACTGAACGGAGACCGTTCCCTGCGGATATTTCATCCGATGATTGTAGTCGAGCCATAAAATTATGGCCATATTGTCGCCCGACTTTGTCACCCGGTAGACGGTATATGTCGTCTCAACTAGCGCCGCCTGGCCCTCCGGGATATATGGGTATTCATTCCCTTTAACGACCCACCCGGCAGTGTTCGCATAGGTCGGGCGGCTCGCGTAAAACTCCAGCTCATAAATTCTCATGGTGGAATCTGAAAGGCTGGAAATATAAAGCCGCCAATACCGGAATGTTGCCGCTGTAAATGTTATATCCACCCATCCCGTTGCCTGGATGAAGTTTCCGCTGGTGACATCGGTATAATCGGCCCCATTGTCCGAACCCTGTATTTTATAGGCATTCGGCATATAGCTTGTGTTCAGATAAACTCGGGCTTTTCCGATCGTTTTCGCGACACCAAAGTCTTTCCCGATGTATTGTGGAACTGCGGCCGTCGAGGGCCGCCAGTAGGTCGCGATGTCGCCGTCGAAAGCGAGGGCGGCTGTCTGCCCGCTGTAGTTGGTTGAGCAAAAAGGCGTTCCGCCGGTTTCTCTTACGGTCCGGAGCTCACTGCCGTTGACGACATCAGGGTCCGTCGCGATTGCTTTGTCGAAGGTTATAACTATTTTGGCTGCGTACTCACTCATGCGTTCGGATCAACTCCTTCCGCGTTAGCAATACTTACCACTTCCGGGGCCGGTATTTCTGACGGCTGCAGCCCTGTCGGCGTGAAGGTGATATTAAAGGCTGCCGCTTCTGTGGTTTCATCGTATCCGCTGCCGAAAGTTCCTGGTGTATATGTGATTGTTAAATCGCCGACCGCGTTGTTAAAGTCCTCGAATTCTAAACAAAGAAGATCATGGCCGTCTCCGATCCGGCGCGTGGTGCCCAGGCAATTAAAGCCGCCGGTGATTGTGAAGCTGGCCGCTTGATCCTCGAAGTCGTAGACTTGGGTGTCAAACTGCACTAAAATAAACCGGCCAAAGTTCCCGGCTCCGTCGTCGACATTGTAGGCCCTTACTGGTAGCGGTGCCGTAATTCGGCAGGTCCGGGGTGCCGGCGTTATGGCTGAAGCCTCGACCTGCTCGTCTGCGTATCCTTCTTGGTAGTTGACCGCTGTGATCGTCGCGTCAGTGATCGCCGCGCCGAATAGTTCGACTTGCTCCCAATTACTCATACTGTGGGCGATACTCCGGAAATATAGCGCCGTCACGGCGCCAGTGTCGTCCTTGACTAGAAAAATAAGGCGCCAGTCCGCCGGTCTGGAGATCGTGACTTCGACAGCGTCCTCCGGCGCCTGGGTGACCGCTATGCCGTCGCTCCATACTCCGTCGAAATACTGAGCGTAAAAAACCGCGCCAGCCTCAGTGGTCCAGGCGACCAGAAGGCCCTGGCCCCAAGTATTTTGCACCGCGTTGACGCCCATTGTGGCCGAGCAGCTCGTCGCGTTTGCTCCCAGGTCTTCGGTAGTGGTTTCGTCGTCCCAGTATTGCGCATGCAGGTCGCCGCTGGTGTCGATCCAGAAGATCCAGGGTTTCTCGTCCGTTGTCCAGAACTCTGTTCGTCTCCGGTACGGCCGGAACCTGCCCGCAAAGGCCAGAGAAATGTCCGCCACATTCGCGATCGTCATTTCCAGTGACCAGGACTGCGGAGCGTTGATCCCGTCGAAAGGCGCGCTGTAGATATTAGCCGTACCGTCGTCAATCCCGGCGACATAGATCCTCTGCGGCATCCTCCGGTATTCCGGCCTGTACACAGCCACCGACACCCGGGAGGCCGTGAAGTCGGCAACCTGGGCCGTCTGCCAGAAATCATAATCTGTGATGGGAATAACATGCCTGGAGATTATCGCTTCCAGGCGCGGATCGGCGTCATTAGCCCTGGTCTGGGCCAGCTCCATCATCTTGGCTTTCAGGGACTCAGGGATTGATCTCATACTGTTCCCTCCTGATCCACAGCCACCTTCATATCGGCGACATAAAGCCTGGTATCGACTTCGCCGCCCAGCTGCTCCTGCCAACTTTCCAGGGTGTCGATAATGCCAATATAATACTTGTCATCGTAATAAACTTTAACTTGCTCACCGGTAGACTCCATTTCGTTTATCAGGTTCATGTTTTCGTCATCGGCTACCACTTTTAAGGAAATCACCTTTGTCGGCTCTCCTACGGTCTGCACAAACGTCAGACCGCTAAGCAGCTTGTTCTTGATCTTGTGAGCGTCCAGGGAAGGGAAAAGATCCATAATAGCCGTGCTGATCTCAACCTCGCTTGAATCTGTTAATCTGTCGCTTATGTCCTCGCCCCCCTTCTCAGTTCATCCACGATAAGATCCATAACCTCCATCAGCTGCCCCCGGCTGTTGATCCCCTCGACCTTGATGGTCCCGGTATGATGGACAGTTGACTGTGTCCCGGCTGTCGTGCTTGCCGCTGCAACTGGCAGTGAAGAAGGAAAGCCGTAATTGCCAGCAGCCATCCTGGCCATTTCCATCGACTTCTGATGGTTGTAAATTTTCGTGCCTTCAGGTAGCTCTAACAGTTCAGCGCCTTTTTCTCCTACCCAGGTCAGGCCGCCCTTGAAATAGTCCGTACCTGTCCAATTCTGATCAGGCAAGCCCAGCAAGTTTTTCACCCAGGGCCTCGGCTCGAAGCTGTTGGCAATATTGGTCTGTATCGTCTTTATGAGCGGGTGCTTGTCGAACCAGGCCTGCAGATTGCTCCAGCCTGTCTTAATACTGCCGTCCTCATCGCTTACCTGAGCGGCAATTTCGACGTGTGCCTCCTTGAATTTGCCGACAACACCTTCCCGGAGCTCCTGTGCCTTGTTTATGCTTTCGTCACGCTGGCGTCCGGCCTCTTCGATTAACTTCGTCGCCTGCTCTTCAGATAAGGTTCCGGTTTCGTCCCGCTCCCTGATGAAGGCCGCGACTGTCTGGTCATATTGCGCATTGGCCGCCGCAATCGAATCATCCCTAGCCTTGTTGGCGTTCCGGATGATCTCCCCGGCCTGTTCTACGGTAACTCTGCTGCCGTAGCTCTTCATTCTTTCTAGGAGCACCTTCGACTCTACTTCCTGCTCGGATAAAGCCTTCACGGCCTGAGTCTTCATGTTTTCCCGGATCGTTGCCAGTTCCTTCTGTTCGGCCTGCGTCATTTCCCGGTTTTCTTTCGCCATAGCAGCCATTATCTCGGTAACCCGCTTGCTGTAATTGTCGAGCTCGGCCTCCTTAGCCTTGTTGGCCTCGACCATCTTGGACAGGGCATCGGCTTCTTCCTTATCTGTCAGAGTGCTGGACTTAGCGAAGAACTCCTGCATTTTTGCCAGCCGCTCACTGTTACGCTTTTTCGTGCCCGCCTTGATCTGTTCACCCATAGTTGCGAACTGTGACACTATACTATCAGCCGCTTCCTTGGTGATCTTCGTGCTGTTGACATAAAGATTATCCAGGCTTTTCTGGGCCTGGGTGTCCAGATCCATATAAGCGCTGACGGCCTTCTTCGTGACCTCGCTGATCTTGGTCGTCATCACTTCCGTAGTGTCGCCGATACTTCTGCTCGCGGAACTCACTTCAACCCCAGCTTTTGTATATTTATCGGCGAAGAGATCAACGGCCGGGATGGCTTCTTTTGACATGGCCTTATTGATAAGATATCCGGTACCCACTACTGCCCCGGCAGCTAATATCCAGGGCCCAGCTGCTATTGCCGCTGCTCCCAAAGATGCTCCGGCAGCCCCCAAGGATGCGCCCAGGCCAGCTGTTCCAGCCCCAGCAGTTGCCGCAGCCTCGCCAACTCCCAGCATCCCAACTTTTGCAAGGGACGCTGATCCTCCTATCTTGGCCAGGATAGGCCCTACCTTTTTGCCCAGGCTTATAATATTGCCAATTCCTCCGGACACCCTGCCGATGCCCGACGTGAGCGGCCCTACCACAGCCACAAGTCCGGCAATCTTAATAATGTTCATCTGCGTCTCTTTATCCAGGGCCCCGAACTTCTGAACCAGCTCGTTTATCCTTTGGATGAAGGGCGTTATAATCGGCAACAGGTTTTCGCCGAAGGTAGCCCCCAGCTCCTTCAACGACTCTTGGAACATCCGCATCTGATTGGCTGCCCCTGAAGCCGTGTTTTTGAAATCACCGTGAGCGTTCCCCGTCTTTTCCATAACGTACATATAGCGCAGGTTGACCTTTTCGGCCTCGGTCATTTCCTCGTAGGTCTTCTTGATTCCCTTTGCCAGAGCGTAGGCGTCCAGGTTAGCGACGGTCATTACAACGCCCAGCCCTTTCAGGCTCTCCGTCTCACCCGTGAAGATACCGTTCAGGGCCGTCGTCACTTCGCTGATGCTTTTGTTTTTGAAGGATGCCAGGTCTCCGGCCAGCCCTACCAGGCTCATGGACATGTCTGCTGCCTTATCGGTTGACAGGCCCATACTGGTCGCCATGTCTCCGAACAGGGCCGCCATATCCAGGGCTGTCCCACTGGCAATCCCGAAGTTTTTCAGCGTGGTCTTGCTCCAGGCCTTTACTTCCTCGGAGTTTTTCTTGAACGCCACATTGACCTTATTGATCGCCTCATTTGTGTCAGAGGCCATCTTAAACGATGCCGCTGCCACTCCCAGGATCGGCAGGGTTACTCCCATTGTCATTTTATTGCCGACCGAAGTCATCTTGTCACCGATGCCGCTCATTCTGCTGGCGAAGCTGTTCATCCTTTTTTCGGCGTTGTCCATGCCCCTGTTATACTTCGTCGTGTCCAGCACCAGTTCCGAGTACACGGTTCCCGAATTTATGCTCATGCTCTCACCTGCCTTTACACAAAGAAAAGGCACTCACTAAGAGCGCCTTTCCCCTACTTTTGACCTTGAACAAAGTTGATGAAATCTGTGTTGCTTTTCGGCTTTCTGTCCTTCCATTTCACCCTATCCAAGTTAAGCCTGCCGTCCTTATCTGTGGCTTCTACTGTCAGCCAGAGAGCAACTTCATCCAGGCAATAGGCCAAGTACGGATCATTCAGCCCCAGCAGCTGGCTCGGTCTTGTCTGATAGGCCTTGGACAGCAGGATCGCTTGCGCCATCCCCCGACTGGCCACGAAAGGAAGACAGCTGTCGGACGTCTATGGTAGCCCAGCCGAAGATAGTCAGCACCTGATCATCATCCAGGGGTAGCTCGTCATAAGTTGGTTCTACCATACTGGCCCGGCAGTAAAGCTCCATCATCTGAGCATGTTCCGTAATATTGCCAGGCTCCGGCTGCTTGCCGCCCATCAGCTTAGTGGCAATCCCCATCAGCGGATTCGGAATTTTTCCCTTGGCCGCCATATCCAAGATTCTGGGCCTGGTCACTTTAACCTGAAAAGACTGTCCCTCAGCGTCAAATAAAGTGATTGAAGTAGTCGTCTTCATCCGTACACTCCCTTATTTCCTTACTTCACAAGATTATGCTGGCAGCGAGCTTACCCAGGCCAGCGAGACCGGACTTTCTCCATATGCTGGACGCGAGCTGAGCTTCAGCTCCTCAGCAAAGAACTCCCCGTCCTTAAAGGCATAATTGACAGGCTTACCCTTACAATGCAGGAAATCAAAACGCACATAGCCTTTGGTTTCCCCATTGACATCCTTGTCCTCGGTATAGACCTTCATGGTAAACAATGTCCGGCTGACAGCGCTCCCCACTGGAGGCGCATCATAACTCAAACTCGAAACGCCGCCATCAGTCGTATTTTCCGAAGTCAGATCCGGAGTAAGGCCTGCGCAAGTGTCATTAGTAATCGCGATATTCAGCGTGTTGTCCTGGACTCCCGCTGTCTTCGCTGTTAAGGTAACTGTTGCGCTTGCGCCCCCAACTGTAAACAGGGCAGTGACGGCAGCATCAAGACCTAATGCAGTCCTGATCTTGCCAGCCACATCGGAGGCCGTATCGTTCTCGGCCACTGCGACCGAAATATCCTTCGGCGATCCGGTCATCCCGTTCGCTGTAACTGTTACCTTAGCATTTCCGGCTGTAGTGATAGTTCCGACCACAGTCGCGGTTTCCACCTGAGCGACGTCAGCCGTAACCAGTGTACCTCCGTCTATCAGGGCAAACACTTCGGCCAGCATGGTGACAGTGGACAGGGTAATATCATAGCCCATCGCGATATCTTCCAGCTTATTGAGCGCTTTAATAACATTCTTGACCCGCAGAATGTCCTCTTTGCCTTCCGAAAGGAAAGCCTCGACATTAGCCTCACTGGCTTGATCGACCAGGCTGTAAGTGACAGGCGATTGCTCTTCGGTGATGATGTCTACCCGCGCAATATTAGCCAGGGCAAACTCATGTACTGTTGCCATATTATCCCTCCATTTTCTTCAGTATTTGGTATTCTATTGACGACGTATAGGCCTCGACCTCGTCGTCTGTGATCCAGGGCGTTTCGCTCTCCGTCTTCCGGATTGCTGACAGCTCCTTTAGTGCTGCCCTTATAGCCGTTGCATAAACATCAGCCTGGATGTAGCTGCCAATCGGAACAAACAGGATCACTTCGACCAGCCTGGATCCGGCCCGGTTGCCGCTCACTGACGGCGATTGCTGGCCTTCCCGTACCACACAATAATTCTCCGTGCAAAGACCGACATGCTGGCCGATCGGAAAAGGATTCAGGCCCTTGTTGTTAAGCTTCTGAAAGATCTCTTCCCACATCAATCACTCACCAGCTTTCTATATCCGCGGCTAATCTCTGTCTTGTTCCGGTCGATCGTCGGCTTCAGGATCGCGTACTTCTTTTCATGGGCCAGCTCTAGGTAAACGCTGTAATTCATATTGCCGGAAAGTACGATTTTCAGCAAAGGTCCCTCCCAGCCGGATGTTCCCTGGATAGAATTGCGGGCGTTGCTTGTCCGGTCAGTCCACCGGGCCCTGGACTTGGCCTCGCCCTCCATCTTTTCGGCTGCAGTCTCTGCGAACATGGTCAGAGCCTGCCTGTGCTTGGCAGCTGCTTTATCAAGCCGGAAGTTTCTGGTATCAATTTTAAGCATCGCCAATCGCCTCCAGCTTGCCTTGCTTGTGAATGTCCCGGAAAGTCGTAAGATCCACCACCCGCACCTTTTTCCCGCCGTACTCGAAGACGTCGCCCTCTTCGAGATTGGCGTCACCAAGAGCCAGGATGTTCAGCGTGCTGTTCAGAAAGACGCCCTTGTCGGCAATCACGCCCCCAAATGTAATCTTGTTGAATACGCCGACAGTTTGCGCTGCCTGAGCTTGCTCCGTGACTGTGTTCCCGCCGTACCCGTCAGGCGTCGGCACTTTTCTGTTCACTGTTATCTCGACCGGATTCACGTTAATCAGCTTTTGGATGTAGGCCTCATAATACTTGTTATTCGTCAAAGACATCAGCCCTTGCCACCCTTCCTGTCTGATTCGTCCGGTACTTCCGGCTGAGCATCAGGAAGTGTTCCCGCGGGGCAGGGATCGAAATGTCGCCCAGCCGCACCTTCTGGATCCCAGCCTTGATGAAGCATAAGTCCCTGGCGATACTCTGCAAGGTCACTCCGGCGACCGTCCCGATCTTGTCGATCTCAGCCTCAAGGGCGTCATCCTCGAAGTACGGATAGTTGGCCTCATCAATCATTAGTTTCAGATCAGCCAGATCAGCCACTATTCACCACCTCACTTGCTTTCAGGTTGTGCCTTGGATCGTCTTTTCTGATTATTTGCCGGCTCCTGGGTGTCTTCCACTTCTTCTACTATTGGCTCCAGGGCGTCTCCGGCTTCCGCGACCACTTGTTCCTGGGTATACTCTGCCAGTAACAGTAAAGCAGAGGCCTTTTCGGCCTCCACCTTCCGTCTGGCCCTATTAAATGATGCCAGTCCCATGGGCTACCTCCTACATGATGATCAGATCGATGGCGTCAGTAGCTGCTGTTGTTTCACAGTAGACACGGAAACCAGTCACTGTCCTATTTGCAACACTCAGGCACTTGCCCGCCAACGATGTGACGTTCTTCAAAGTCGCATTGACGACATAATTGCCGTCCTCAGCATCGTCCAGATTCAGGCCTTGTGCTCCATATCCGGCAGCGTTCTGGGCGATTCCCAGGACAGTCTTCAGCGTACTGTTGCCAGCGACGATGCTGCTATCCACGCCCTCAGTATCACTGGTAATGAGGATTTTCCCGTCATTGTCGGTCATGGTTGCCCCAGTGATGTCGGTTACGCAAACCGCAGCGATCTCTGCAGCTGTGACGGCCTTGGCGCTAACACAGTCCCCAGTCCCAGCGGTTTCTGTGCCGCCAGCAGCCGTACCGATCTTCAACTCTTCGGTGATGCTACCGTTTTCAGCAGCAGTAATGACAACTGCCGATCCGGTTCCACCGTCAGCACTAACGATGCAGTATTTCCCTGCTTCAACATCATTGTGGGTCACAGTAACCAGGGCCTTTTTACCACCCAGGGCCCGGATCCCGGTCTGCATAGCAGCGGCGATCAGCGCCCCACTGTTCAGGCTGCCCACTGTCAGAGTAACTTCCTCAGCAGTATCGCCATCGACGGAAATCTTAAACTTACTATCCGACTCTCCGGAGATATCAGTCGAAGGACTTGCTCCGGACACGGACTTGCCCTGGGTGTAGTTGATGGTAGCGGTTTGTTCTCCACTACCGTCAATATCCAGGATCAGAGTGCCGCCGTTACCCACTCCCGAAACGTCGAAGGGGCCAGTAATTGTACTCTCCAGGATTGCCGCCGAATCATCCCCGAAATTGACTGGTGTATAGGCCATACCGTTCAGGGTGATCGCTGCCTTCTTGATAGCCGCACCGATATTCTCGATAATGGCATCCGGAAGGGCCGTATTCAGGGAAGTCGGCAAAGCTGTCTCCAGAGCTGTTGGTACGGCAGTCTCCAGAGCGGTCTCAATGGTGCTTTCCAAGTCTTCGTCCAAAGTGTCGAACTTCGCATTGATTGCAGCATAAACCCCGGCAAAAAGATTAGCCAACGGCTTCCTGATTGCGGAAAAAATATCTGCCATTTGCAACATCTCCTTTTCTCAATCTATGAAATAGGTAAAGGCATGGTATTCCATGCCCTTACGCTTACGCAATCTTATGACGGAAGAGAACGATCCGGATCTGTTTGTTCTCCCAGACTCTCTCCCAGTTGGTTCCGGTGGCCAGCTCGGTATTGGTCGGGCTGACTCCTGCAGCGTTACCTTTCCACTTAATCCCTCTGGGATGGAGTACCCAGGTTTTGCGATTGATCAGATAGTCTTCCCCAGCCAGGCTGTCACGGTCGGTTTCTACCGGGACAAAATCCACCGGACTGCCGTTGCCGAAAGCAATAGCTCCAGGGCCGAAAAGATAGGTATCATAGACACCGTTGGACACCGGACAGCCATCGTCAGGGATAACCCGCTTGCCCATGAAGTACGCTAGTTCAGTTCGGCCATCAGAGCCTTTAACAAAGTCGATCAGGTCGAGTTTGGCCAAATAAGCCTCGACTGCGCTGTGCATACAGATGCCGACCAGGTTGGACTTAGCGTCGCCAAGTAACTGGGCGGCGTCTACTGTTCTGGGAGCACTGATCTCGCAGCTGCCAGCACCTGCCCCGCTGATGTCGTGCAGGTTGCCGGACATCGAAGCTGCAGCAAAAGCTCCGGTCAAAGTTTTGACCATAATAGCCTGTTGTCGCCGTACCCAGTATGCAGCCACAAGGTCACCGATCACCTTTGCCGGATCGCTACCTGCCAGGTTAGCGGCTAGGTCGTTGGCTCCCCAGGCCCGGCCTCTTCTCAGGATAACCGAGACGTCCTTGCTGGCTGAAATCTTGCCAGGAGTCAAAGCGCCGTCGTCGGCCAGGACTTCGTCATCACCAGTCAGGTCTCCCCAGAAAGGCATATTAGCGGTTTCGCTTCCAACACTGGCCAGGGTGTCGAATTGGTTGCTGGCCTCCATGATGCCGCTCTGCACCAGGGCGGACAATTCTGCTGTTCTGCTGGTCACATAAGGCACGAATACTTCCGGGATAATTACATCTGCAATTCTTGTAGCTGTCATTGTTCATCATCCTCCTGTTTTTCAAAGATGTGCAGCGCTTATGATTGCGCCGCGGTTTGGTACTGTTTGGCTAGTTCCGGATTCTCTTTTAATAGTTTGCCCTGCTCGGTCAGGTTGAACGAATCTTTAGCCCAGGGATTCTTGGTCTCATTCCCACCCCTTCTGGGCCCGCCGCCTTTGCTGCCCCCCGTACCTCCAGGAACCTCCTCGTTAAAGAGATACGGCTTGCCTTCCTTCAGGGTTTTGAGCTGTTCTTCCAGGCCAGAGATCTCACCTGCTTCGGTTATCGTGATTGAGTCTTGCTTGATATGCGGCAGAATGTCTGACACATCTTTCGGATTTGCCTTGATGATGGCCAGCTTTGTGGCCGACTCTTTGCGGGCCTTGCCCAGCTCGGCCTCTTTGTCCTTGATCTGATTCTGAAGGTCGGCTATCTGTTGGCCAGCCCCCTCGTTGTCCTTCAACTTGTCTTTGAGCTCCCCCAAAGACTTACTCAATTCATCTACCTGCTTTTTATACTCGCCTTTGTCAGTATTGACGCTGTCGAATTTCTCCTTTGGTATCCATGTCCCGTCAGACACGATTGCCAGCTTGTGCTTATCCCCGACTTTTTCGCTCACCTGTTTGAACAGATCTTCACCAAATAATTCCTTTAAATCCATGCAGTACAAACTCCTTTCCCTCTTGCCTTATTAAGCGGTCGGCTCCGCCTTTGTGGTCTTTACATTTATGCTCCGTAAATACTAACCCAGAGCAGGGTAATAAAAAACAGCCCTTGGAAGGCTGTTTAATATCCTTTATTATCTGCAAAAAGAAAACACCATTTCAGGTGTTTCTGTGCTTATTTCTTTTCTTCTGGTGGATATTCGCCATAAACATCAAAATACTTTTGCCGCCAGATTTCCTCATTCTCTTCCAGCGTCTTTGTGTAATCAGGGACAAAGGCGACCAGATCAAGACCTAACACATAATCTTTTTCACTTGTCATCCGGCAACACCCTCCTATAATCCCAGCCATAATTTGCGGCCATGTCCTTTACCATTAAATCCGTCTGCTCTCTCCAGGCATCGTGCGACGACATTTCCCCACCTACGACCTTTTTGCAATAATAATCGTAATGGGTAGCGTTTGCCTCTTTCCAGGCCAGTACAAGCTCATTATGGGTGGGCCGTTGCCCACTCCCAATGGCTAACAGATATTTGGTTTCATCGTGACCGATAACAGTAATGTATTTTACTGATCTCCTGCTCACAGCAACGCTTATGTCTTCACACGAAAAACTGCTGCTACCTGGATGATTGTGTATTAATATCAGGCTGCCATCCTCGGAGTTGTTAAGCAGGTCAATTAAATCTCTGGAGAAGGAAACACCATTGACCGTACCCTTTAACTTTGGACTTACTGACTGCCCGGTTTTGGAGCTAATAGTATATAGACATTCGTGACCAGTTTTCCGTCCATGCTCAATAGCTCCCTCAAAGTATTTCGCCAGACCCTCGTTCACTTCCTGCGTCATGTCGTGAATATCTACATAATGCTTGGGCTTAGGCTTGGACTTATGCTCAGGTTTTGGTTTTAGTTTTGGCTTAGGCTTAGGCTTAGGCTTTACAGTTGCAATACCTTTGAGCTTCTTATCAAGATCAGGATTTTCGCCCTTTTCCCAGGCTTTCAGCTCGTCAGCTATCTCGTCCAGACTCTTCGGGATATGCGGGATCATGGTACATAAGCCGCTCGGGTGATCTAAAGGAACATCGTTTTTCGGGAATATTTGGCCGTGCCGCTCCCTGCATAGATCGCAGGTACGGCCGTGCTGTATGGCGCTCCGCCATTCGATCCCTTCGACAAACGGATTCTTACCGGCGCTTTGGATCGTGGCTGTTTGGTAAGAATGGTTGATCGATGTTCTGGCCAGCCGCATGGCATTGGAGTCAACTTCTTTACTTTTCAGCCCGGGATAGCAGCGACCCCAGTCTGTGGATCGTCGGGCCGGTTCCTGGACAAAACGCTCGACATCTGCGGCCAGTTGGATAGCAGACCTTTTCTCGGCGATGGCCTGCTTAATCATATAGTCCAGGTCATTACCCAGGCCGTCGTTGTAATTCCAGATTCGGTCAGACAAGCTGCGCCCGTCCTTGTAGAGCTCCCCGGAAATGATGGTTTGCAAAGTCTCTGTCGGCACCTGGGAGAACATATCGGTAAAGTGATCTCCCAGATCAATGCCTGCCCGCTTTTGGATGCGCTTGAAGAAATCCAGGTCTGCAATAGTGCCCTGCTTGGCCGCTTCGACTATCCCCCTTTGCACGGTCTTGTCAATCTCTGCTTGCAGGCGTGCCTTTTCTTTTTCCAGCGCTTTCTTGTAGTCTAGCTGCCAGCGCATTGTTAAAGACTTGTTATTGCCCTTAGCGGCCTGCTTAGCCAGGTTCCTGATGGCCTTGCCATAGATAGCGGCAATTTCCTGCTGTTGCTGCAAGGTGATCATAGAGACGTTCCGGCGGGACTTCAGAGCCATTTCCACATACTGCGTCATTAGTCCTCACCTACTCCGTATTTCCGGCAGCGTTGTCGATCAGGGCCGCGGTGAAGTTGTCCTGGAATAATTCTTTCTCAGCTTTGATCTGATCCAGTTCGGCTTCCTCGTCCTCGTATTCTCCCCACTTCTTCATGTAGGATTTTTTGCTGCGTACCTGAGTAGTAACCTCATCCATGTCCAGGCGCTTGCCTTCGTCCTCGTCCTCTGGGATCGGATAATAGTGATGAATTTCTAGGGCAGTCTCGTATTCGGCGATTGCTCTGCTGCCGTACAGATTGTAAGCCTTGACCATCTGAAGGATATAATCAACCATTCTTTCCAGAGCCGTACCCCACTCTGTCCAGTCTTCCTCGCAGGCCGACATCAGGCCCCAGTATAAGGCCCGCATGCTCTTGCCGCTCTGCATCAGTCCTTGGAGCTGTTCTAGTCCGACATTTGGCACTTCCAGGGTGTCATACAGATCATTCTTGACCCGATTAACAGTATCAGCGAACTTGGCAGCGTAAGTAAAATTGCTTTCCAGCCGTTGGATGGCCGCCTGCTTGTTCACGGCAGCAGGATCGGTTTGCAGGTCGATCAGGGCTCCCGGTGCGATCTTGATACCCTGAATACTGCCCTCGTCGGCATCAGTAACAACGTCCTGACCGAACATCTGGAATTTCAGGGCGTCGATATCGTCGCTGGTCAGCCTGTTGTAGGCATCCTGATTACTCCACAGGGCCTCGACATCGCTCTCGCCTTCAGTTTCGCCGGAAAGACCACCGTTCAGCACTATTATAATCGGGATAAAAGCCAGGCCCGTGTCATACTCTTCGTCAATGATCTCGACGACATTGCCGTAGCCGTTATAATTGGCTTCGTTAAGGATACATTTACCGCCGATCATTTCCCAGGTCTGCTTCTTGATCCGCTGATCCACTTTGCTGGGCTCATCGTTTAGCTGATAAACAAAGATGATTTTTTCCAGGACATCGGCATCGTCCAGGTTGAAAAGCGGGAAGAACTCCTGGGCAGGGCTAATAACGATCTTCAAGCCCTCGTCCTTCTTGGCCCAGAGCTTAATTGCAACCCTGCCGCCAATGCTGCAATCCTTCCGCCCTTTGAGCAGCTTGGCATGAAGGCGGTTCTCAGTGAATATCTGTTGCAGCAAGCCTTCTTTCTCAGCCGCCTTGTCCTGGTTGGCTGTGCTGCCCTTGGCGTCCGGTACTGTTGGTTTAAGGTCGAAGTACGGCATTTTGCCGAACATATAACGGGCCCGGAAGTCGATCACCTTTTTGATCAGATTCGTGACCTTTCTAGTCGGCGTGTAGTCAAGGTCTTCCGGCAGCTGCCAAGCCTGCGTTCCCTTATAGATAGTGTACCAACCGTTGATCGTGCTGATCCTCTCCAGGAGATCACCGTACAGGCTGGTCATTTCTGTTTTTAAAAGCTCGTTATAATCTATCAAGCTCTAACCCCCTTCCCGCTGTAGTTTTTCTTGCGCCCGCCTACCTTACGATTAACGATCTCGGCGACGCCAGTCGTGGTATCCTGGGCATCATCGTTCTTATTGTTGCCCTCGCGTTGGTAGGTCATCATGGCCAGATGGTACTCTGGCCATCGATCGGCCCAGTTAACCGGGAAATAAATGTGATCCATGACCCAGGTCGCGTTACTCAGGATGCGGGCCCTTTTATTCTCAACCTGGTGAAACCAGACGACCTTCGTCAGGTTGCTCTCAAAGTCATCCTTCAGATGCCTCTCGACCTGGCGGGCAAAGCCGCGGCCGCCGTTGTTGCTCTCGATATAGGCCAGCCTGACTTCTTCTTCGTGCAGACGTTTGGCCGTCTCTGGCTCGGTGATCTCCATAGCGGCCTTAGTGTAGTAGACATCCAGTACATAGGCCTCCCTCTGATAAAGACCAAAGATGATGTTACACAGATAATCGCTGCCCTCGTCCGCTGTGTCACAGTAAGAATAAATTCCTGTGAAGAGCGGGTTTCCATGCTCGTCCCTGGGAATGTCATTGTAAGTCTTAAAGCTGCTATAGAGCCTGCCCTCGAAGTCGATCGGGATTTGCTGATAGTTGGCGCTGGCGATCTCGGCCCCCATGGCCTTTATCTTCATCCTGTAGTATCTCTCAGACAGGATCTCCGGGCAGAGCATTGTACCATCGTCCTGCAGAGTCTTCATGCAGATATGCTGCACCTTCTGGCCTTCATTCCGGAAGTGTTCAAGAGCCCGTCCAGCCAGATCCTTGCTGCTCCAGCGTGTCATTATGATAATGATCTTGCCGCCTTCTTCCAGCCTGGAGAGCATGGTATTCGTAAACCAGTCCCAGTGCCCCTGCAGAATGTTCTCGTTGTATGCTTCCAGGGCCGATTTAATCAAATCGTCGATAATCATCAGGTTAGCCCCGAAGCCTGTCGCCGTACCTGTCGGAGACGTGGCCAGGTAGTTGTTATGGCCGCCTTCCAGGCTCCAGAGATTCATGGCCCCATCGCCGCGCTTGATCCTGGTCTCAGGAAAAATGTCGCTGTAGACAATCCTGGTCAGATCAGCCTTCTCTTCCTGGATCCCGTTCCGGACTGCCTTGGAGAAAGTTGAGGAAAGCGTCTCATTGTAAGACCCAGTCATAATCTTGACTGTCTTATCCTGACCGTATACCCATTGGGCAAGCAGCATCGCTGTCCGGCTCTTGCCAAACCTTGGGCCTATATTGACAACCAGGACATCATCGTCGGAGCGCATGAAGTACTCGGTTTCTTCACATATCTGCTTCAGGTACAGCCGATCATCCTTGTAGAAGTCCGGGGCCCGTAGTTGGCAGAAATCATAAAAGTGCCGCCTCGCTAATTCTATCTTTGCGCCACTTGCAGCCAGTTGTACCTTGTTCATCAGGCATCACTCATTTTTGCCAGCTTTCTTAGCTCTTCTTCACTCAGGGCAGCATAAGGATTTTTGACCGTGACTGTACCATTTATATTTAGGTTGTCTTTAAACATTCCTAAATGTTTGCCGATCATATCCAAGGCGCCTTTCTTATCGTGTAGTTTGAATTGGAATACGCCTTTAGGCGAAATAGAAACTTCTTGGATCATGGTGCCGTCTACTTCGTCACTGGGTTTCATTTCTATTATCTGAGCATAATCAATTATTGGCTCTCCGGTTTCTTTGTCATAGTCGATAACAGTTTTTTCAGTCCGGAAACTGAGAAAATCCTTTATGTCAGCAAATGCGATCTTGACATACTCTTGTAATACCCTGTCAACTGTGATTTCAGTTCGCTTGGAACGTTCAGCCATGGCTTTCTGTATTGCTTCTTGAATGACAGGTTTTGACATGTTTTCAGCTGCTATTCGATTAGCAGTTTTTGAAGAATAACCGGCACGGATAGCAGCCTGAGTCGCGTTCAGATCTATCAGATATTCCTGGATAAATAACTGCTGCTTCTTTGTCATTTTTGCCATCCGTGTTCACCTCCCGTTATTAGTCCAGCCTCAAACCCTTGTTATCTCTCATCATATGATCGTAGGTCCTAAACTCCGTTGACTCCTGATACTCCTGGATCAGCAACTCCCGATCTTTGCATGCCTCACCAGTCCAGCGCCGGCAGTTGGCACAGTTTAATATCAGTCCCTTACTTTTAGGTTTAAAATGCTTACATTTTGACAATCACATCACCTAATTTCAAGTAATGATAAAAGGCCGCCCATCAGGACGACCTTTGACAATACCAATATAGCATAAAACTATATATCATTTTGTATCATTCTTTCCCGGCCAGCTGTCGGAGTGCCCCTGCATGTATTCTATGCACATGTGCCCATTCGTAACTCATATCGACCGCTATCTGCTCCCAGCTTCGCATCTCTATGTACCTGGCCCTGATCAGATACATTTCCCGAGCCGGCAATGTCTGAATCGCTCTCTCAATTCTATTTTCCTCAGCACAGGCCTTACGTAATTGATTCATGATTTCTTGCTGCAGCTCAGTAATCTCCTCAGCATACTCAGCTATCGTATTTCCGACTATATCTGATGTGGATCCCAGCGACCGGATCGGTACCCTCTGCAGCTGTGTAGTATTTTTTGTGGCCAGGGATTGAATATATTCCAGTCGGTTTCTCAATTTCTTTATGTTCCTCTGAATCCATTGGTATTCTCGCAACTCCAGTTTGGTCATTCCGCCCTCCGGTTTCCATTCTTTTTCATGGTCCATAATTGCAAGGTATTAACAATCAAGATTAGTGCTGATACTGCTATCTGTATTTTTGCAATCACTTACCCTTGTTACCTTTCTGGTTAAACTTTCTGATCTGCGCCCAGGTCCTAGTGCACCCGGTATTATAGCCTTGCTCATAGACACGGTCCAACTCTTTGCTCATACCCTTAGCTGTTACTAATGCCATCAAGATAGCCCCAGCTGCCAAACTAAAAATCGAACACAAAATATATCCCAAATCTCTTTCCTCCTAGTCACAACCTTGTCTCATCCCGCAGTTCATGCATTTCCCACAGGTACCAAACGGGACTATACACTGACTGCCACAGTTTGGACAAATTTCACTCACGAGTTATCCCTCCATTTTCAACTCTGAAGTTGTAAGTAATCCTTACAAATTGATCAAGGTATTCTGATTGATAATTCCGGGTATCTTTTCTCGAATAGCTTGGCTTTTATTTTAAAGGCCTCAGTCTTTATCCCTTTAACATCCTCAATCTCCACATGGCCATCCGCATAGGTCACTTTGAAATCAGCTATATATTTTATCTCCCGGATAGTCTTTCCGTTTTTCTTAAACTTCTCCTGGAGAATAAAAACCGGCTGGCATTCGATATCCGTCACTATCCCGGCTTTGAGCATCAGAACAAGCTCCCGGTACCTATTCGCCTCTGCCCGGCTGTCAAACTGCCTGCCAAGTGCTATGGTTTTTTGCGAATTATATTTGCTCATTTATTCTCACTTGGCTTATAAGGACCATATTTCGCCCAGTCCTCAGGTGTCATCTTCCTGGTGACGCATTCGCCAGCATCAGGACAGGTTTTATCTTCAGAGTCGGTGATTGTTTGCAGTGTGCCTGCTTTGCGTATTTTTTTGGCCATAGAAATACTCCTTTCTGCACAAGGTCAGAGGTAAAAGCTCTCGTACTTCTCTGGAGATGCCTTGCTCTCCGGTTTTCCCTTTCGCTTTCGCTCTTTGTTCGCATTCCACTCTTCATCCTTAGAGGCAATATGATCAAGAGTAATGACGCCGTGATTAAGCCAATCAAGTAAAATCCCTTTGAGATAACTCATTTTCCGGGTATTGTTATCCACGCAGCGTTTAAGGCCGGCGATAACTATTACGTCCGGATCCGGACTCCCCTGGGCCTTGAAGGTTTCAATCCAGCCTAAAATATCTTCGGCTTCTGCAGGTGATAATGCTCTGCCGAAATTCTTTTCTGCAAAATGAATAGACTCGGTTCCGATTGATTGATTGATATTATCCCGTTTCGGATCGTCTGCTGCTTCTGCTTCGATTTCACGGTTGAGGGAATCAGTAGATAAGGAATCAGTAGATAGGGAATCAGGAATCAGGTTAAGGGAATCAGCCCGAGTGCTTCCGATTTTTTCGGTATCGCTCACGATTTTTCTCGAGTTGCTCGCTCCTTTTCTCGAGTATTCGGGAATAGAGCTTGGAACCTCATTTTTATGAGGATTTTGGTGCTTTTTAAAGTTGCTAATCTGTATATATTTCATGCCATCAACTTCATAGCGAATAATAAATTGTTCGCCAGCATTCATCAGGGAATCAAGAAGGGCATCAACATTGCAATCATCGTAAGGTAATATTTCTGCCTTGATTTTCTTTGGTCTATCTTCAAGACGCCCTTCTCGATCAGCCAGGCACCATAACCCAGTAAACAGTATTCTGGATAATGGATCTAATTCGGCTAAATATTCATTGCTAAAAAAACCCGGCTTTATATTCCTTGATCTTGCCATTCCTTCACCCTCTTACCAATTTGTCAGCCAATTCGTTAAGTTCCTGTACCCAATGATTCAGCTTTTCCACACCTTGAAGATCACGTTTACCACAGCATCTTAATCGTAGCGGACAATTATGACATTGCCTGCTATAGTTCGTACTGCATATTTCCAACACTGTCTGGTTAAAATTTTGAATCATGATCATTACCACTTCCTAAAAAGGGATGTCATCATCCAACGGTACTTCTGTTCCCAATCCTCGGTTATCCGGCCCGTATGATCTTTCGCCGCCACCGGCTGACGCTTCCGAATGACCTTTCGGGCTGAGGAATCTTACATCTTCGGCAATAACTTCCGTAACATAGCGTTTTTGCCCGTCTTGTCCGGTAAAATTACGAACCTGTATCCGGCCATCTACTGCAGCCACCTTACCCTTAGCAAGATATTGGGCTGTTAGTTCAGCAAGCTGCCGGTAAACTACGCAGGGAATAAAATCTGTTTCCCTTTCACCTTGGGAATTTTTGAAGGAACGATCTATTGCCAGAGTAAAATTAGATACGGCAACACCATTTGGCGTGTAGCGCAATTCGGGATCTCTGGTTAATCGGCCTATAAGAACGACACGATTTAAAATGTTAATCAGCCCCTTAAAACGGATATAACTCTAATTCAATCTCTTTTCCGGCCTCTGCAACTTCAACATCCTTACCAGTCAGTTTGGTTATCTCCCGGACCATTCTTGCAGCATCAGAATTACCATCCGAAAGATGTATCAAGACTATTTTCCGCACTTCTGACAGATCATTCGCCTCGAGGAAACCCTTCACATTTTCCATGCTGAAATGGCTTTCTAGTAGTCGGTTCTTGAGCACCTCCGGGATAAGTCCGGCCTCAATGTTAGCTTTTAGGATATCTGAACAGTAGTTACACTCGATGAGAAAGTAATTAACTCCAGTAAAGGCATAATGGCTGTAATAGCTATCTGTGAGATAAACCAACTTCTCGCCCGTAGGTTTATATTGAATCAGGAAACCAAGCGGCTCTTTTGCGTCATGCTGGACACTAAAAGGAAGTACCGTAAAGTCCGAATCTGGGAGCAAATTAAACTGGCTGCCGGGTGCAACTATGGCTGCCCTGTGGCCTGGATAACAGCCTGGGCATAAGGCCTGGAATGTCCCGAGGCTCAAATATACATCTATTCCGGCTTTGGTTAAGTCTTTGAATGATTTACTGTGGTCCCCGTGTTCATGTCCCAGTAAAGCCCCCCGAACCTTGGATAAGTCAAAATTCAGCGCCTTCTGAATGTCCGGGAAACGGACACCAGCGTCTAAAATTAGACTGCCGGTGTCGGTCTCCAAGATGTAACAATTACCTTTGGATGAGGATCCAAGTATTTTTAGTTTCATGGCCTAAAAGTCCGGACCAGCAGTAACTGACTGCTCTGGTTGTATTGGTTTATCCGGTTGCGCTGGTTGTTCTGGTTGCGCGGGCTGCTCTGGTGCAATGTCGATTACTTCCTTGTTTGCATTTTGCTGAATTGTTGCTTGAATATCTTCTGCGGGCTCAGTTGTGATGTCGATAATTTCCTCTGTGGTGTGCATTCCCATAGCCAATTCTGGAGCATATGCTCTCACAAACCAACTCGCGGCTCTGTACATCAGCATCTGTTCAGGCATCGTCTGCCACTTGCTACCATTCTTCGTATACCAGCCTTCTTTTTTTGCAATGTCGATCGTTACGGTTGATCCTTCCAGCTTTTCGCCGGTGGCCTTTTCTGTTGCCCAGGCTTTGCAGCCAAAAGAGTCCTTGCCTTGTTCTCCAACCCATTTATACCTGAGGGCCGTAAACCGTCCACAAGTGTTAAGTGTTGAAATCAAGAACTGGCTTGACCATCCCGGACGTCCGTAAACGATATAGAGGTTTTGCATTACCATCAATGGATCAGCGCCCATCCTTGCGGCCATATTCAAGGCGATCACGCAGTTTGGTAGGTTGCCTTGATATTCTTTCGGTACCAGTGTCGAGCTTGCCAGTAAGTTTGCAGCTCTCTGCGTAAACTCGAAGCTTTGTAAACTTCCGAATCCGGGAACTATATCAGCTTTAACTTCCATCAATTCATTTGCCATTATCCATCAACCTCGACTTTCATTTCTTTATCATTGCTAACCACTAACCGGATAACCTGGCCTGCTGTTTCGGCCAGCTGATTAATTGCTTCCGCATTATCCACCCATAGCGGACAGCTTAGTTTGTAACGATCTGACAGGGTATTAATAATATCAATCCCAGCATTTATCTGCCCAGCATGGTTTGCGTCCGCGAATGGTACTCCGTTTATCAGAGTTTCACAGCATTCGACTATGCCACCGTTGATCTGCACGTCGAACAGTTTAAATTTTACCGATTTAAACCGGTTGTTGATGCTGTCCTCAAGCAAATTTACCTTCGCCTTTATAAATCTCTCGATCAGGTATCTCTGCCCTTCGGCCTCGCTGATCTGTTGGGCCAGCTTTCTTTCCTCGGCCTTGAGCTCCTGGATTCTTGCCTTGGTCTTTTCTGTTACTTCCCGTTGATTAAGCACCCGGTTCAGATCCTCGATGTGGGCCACAATCTCTTGTTTTTGCTGCAGTAGTTCAGTACTTGCATTTTTCGCAGGCTTGTCCAATTCAATCTGAATAATTTTCCGCTCTTGCTTTAAGCGCTGGATCTCAGCATCATCTGAATAATTTATTTCGGTTTCAACCTTCGGGGAAAGTTCCTTTTCTATCTCGACAATACGGTCGTTAAGCTCCCGGGAAACCACATTATTCTTGAGCACCTTTTCTTCAAGTTCAGTCAACTCTGCTTCAAGTTTTTCCTTGCGATCTTTCTTGTCTTTGCCTTCAGTATTTATCTTGCTGAGTTTTTGCGCTTTATCCGCGGTAAAACTAACCTCCATCTCACTGATCTGCCGTTCGATATCTTCCTTCGGCAGCTCCCGCTTACACGTCGGACAAATGAAATTTCTTTCGTCAGGAGATGCAAAGCTCGTTGTATTGACTTCTGCCCACTTTTCCCGCAGGGCTTCCATTTCAGCTTTAAGGGTGTTTATTTCAATTCCTTTGAAGTCCAGAGATGCTTCGCAAATTGTCCGTTCGTTATCTAATTCCAGGAGTTTCATTTCCAACTTCTGCTTTTCACTAAGGAGTTCAGCATTCCCGGCATTTGCCTGCTTTTCAAACTCTCTTTTCCGTTCTTCGATGTCTCTTTCAAGCTTGAATAACTGCTGTTGCTTCTCTCTCAGTTGGCCGGCTGTATCATTTGCCCCGGCAAGTTCCCGCTCAATCGTATTGAGCTTGGCCTTGAAATCAGCCAGGCCAGCTTCAACAATCTCATATTCTATATTCCCGCCGTCCAGCAGAGTACTGTTTAATTCATCGATCCTGACTGGGATTTTTTCAATCTCCTGATTTAGTTTTTTGATTCGTTCGGCCAGAATCTTTCTGTAGTCTTCAGTTGACTTGCCGGTCAAAATTTCATTGAGCTTTTCCAACTTATTATCAGAGGCAATTACGTCAAGATCTGTCACATCACCGCATATCTCCATAAGCAGCTTGCGCCGATCCTGCCAGCTGAACTGCTGATTGAAGTAATAAGGATTAGTCAGCAGCTTAAATATGCTTTCCGGGACAAACTCTTCAATTCTCTTAACATATTCGTTTTTCTTAACCGGCACATCGTCGATCCAGAAAGATGTTTCATGACCGGTAAACTCTTTATTTGCCTCACCTCTGCGCTTGATCCATTTTTCGGTGAACTGTTTGCGAAGAGAAATAATACTGCCATCAACCGCGAGGTTAAGCTGAACATCATGTTCCAGCCCGTGGATTTCCTGGCCGTTCGCATCCGTAGTCTTAACCGAAAAATCCATGCGGTTGGTCGAATCCTTTCCAAATAGTACCCATAAAAACGCATCGTAAAGAGTTGTCTTTCCAAGACCGTTAGCTGCACTGATAGTGGTATTTTGGCCTTTTATATCAAGAAAATAATCCTTAATTCCTTTGAAGTTTCTCAGACTCATTGACTGTATTCTGATATCCATTTACAACCTTCCTCCTCACCTTATCCAGCTTCTCTGCTCCATATTTCCGCCGTACTGCTCCCCTGATTGCCTTTGCTGTCCGGCTTAACTCCACTGACATTAGCTCGTAACTATAACCCTGCAGAATCATCTGTTCCAGCCTTACCACGTCCTCTTTTGTCCAGTAATTATGACTGTCTGTCTGTATTGGGCGCTCTTTTAGGCCAAGATCATATATCTTGCGCTGGATCGCATTATGATTCCGTTTCAGCTTTGCGACTAAATCAATGTAAGTGTATTTATGCTGTTTCAGTAGTTGGACCAACAGCAGTATCTCTTCCTGTGTCCAGGGTGTATTCTTACCCTTATAAATTGCCTTGCCGTAATAATCAACTCTCCGTTGCAATTTCACCCAGGCGGGCTCTTCGCCAAGTATATTTTCCTCGACTGATGCCCAATTAATCATGCTCCGGTTTTGCTCGGCCCACTTCCAGAAATCCGAAAGGTAAACAACCCTGAACCTATGCTTACCATGAATCCGCTTATATTTAACCGGAAACCCTCTTTCTTTTACCCACGACACATTCTTATAGACGTCATAATTAACATCACCCAGTACTTGCATGAGCTTCCTATAAGGCACGTAATCCCCAGCATCTAAATATGGACCTAAGCCTAATTTATCTTTTTTGATGTTTATGGCTGTAGGTGTCCGGCCTAGTCTTTTGGCAATATACGCAACCGATAAATTGCCCCAGCTTTCCTCCAAATATTCAACTTCTTCTGCCGACCAGTTTTTCACACCCATATATTTCTACCTCTTGTTCGTTTGAGAAATCTGGGGCTGGGAGCAAATACTACATTCAGCATCCCGATCACCCATGTACCGTCCTTTTCTTTGCACCAACGAACTCCGCACTTGCAGCGGTTCCGATTATGACCAGGCCCAAAATACACTTTTGTACCGCATAAACAGATCATTCATTTCGCCTACCTTTACCAGATGTCTGTAAAATGAAACGTCACCTTCGATTGTGACTAAATCCGCATCACAAAGCTGTCCCCAAAAGGTTTGAATACGTGGTATACTAGTCTTAGTTATGTTTCCTTCACGGTCCGCTTGGCTTTGCAGAGCCTGCGGGCCTTTTTGCTTTTGTTTAATCATTTGTTCTCACTCCCCAAACATTTTTGCCATCCTAAGATCAGCAATAATTTGCCCCAAGGCTTCTTCGACCGGCATTGTTGCCTGATACTTCTTGGCTGTATCCCACAGACCAGATACAACCCTACGGGTATGTTCTATGTCCTCAAGCCTCTTATTTTCAACCGCCAGCGCTGCAACAAAAGCCTTTTGCATGTTCTCGGCCTTTTCCTGGGATCTGGCATATCGTGGATCGCCGGTCTCTTGGTAATTGTCACTTGCGGTGTAATAGGCTTTTGAGGCCTTTTCCAGCTCTTTGTTGAGCCATTTTACATAGTCAGCCATTTCTGTACCTCCCTCTCATAACCTCATTCCAGACAGTCCGCGAGCTAATATTTTAAGCAACTTGTAGATCATGCTGCGCCTGCTGACTTTTTTCTAAGTTTCCTCACCATGAGCCAGGCTGCCTGATCGCGCTGCCTAGCCCTTATTCTTTTGTGACATTGGTACCAATACCAGAGGCAAAAGGCTAACCACATAGGTATAGCGTGGCAGAGGAACACCGTTTGAATTTGGTTCATCCCCTCACTCCTTCCCTACTCCATATTCTTCGCTGCAATCTCCACACGACACGATCTCTTTGCTGCAGCAAGGGCAGATCCGTGGCCCAAACTGCGGGACTAAAACATCACTGTCACAATTGCGACAGTAAGCATCGACAAGTCTTTCCATTTATTTTTACCTCCTTCCTAAGTCAAAACGTCAGTTCCGCCTGATTCAATAAACTCCAACACAGCTTTCGTTGGGATCCGAATTCCTCTGCCGATCTTCATACACGGAAGTTTGTGTTGTTTCACAAGTTCATATACGGTCCAGCGACTTACTTTCATCAACTCAGCAACTTCCTGAGGATAGAGAACCACCGAATTAATGTTTGCTTCCATAGTTCATGCTCCTTTCTTCAGTTTCAGTTCGAGTATTTTCCCACACTTCGGGCATTTAATCTTAAGTTTGATCACCCCCTGCAACTCAAAATCTAATAGCCTTCGGTTGCAGTAGGGGCAATGCAGCTCCGTCATATCGCATTCCCCCTTATAGGATTTTCCTTCTTTGTGTCGAATTGGGTAAGTCGTTGAGATCATCAAATTAACATAAAGGAGGTACTTGTCGCGAATATAAGCAAAAATTCCTACAAAGTCCTAAAATATATCAATAGTCACTCTGGTTCCGTTCCTTATCAAGATATTTTTACCAAGTTCTCCAAGCAGATAAATCCGACTATTGAAGATACTGTTGGATGGTTGAAGCGCCATGATCTAATTTTTATCAAATATTCTGATAGGGATAGTTACGGCGGTCAAATTAATCCGTGTGCAATTGAAATAACAATTGAAGGAAAAAGCATTGCCGAAGAACGCTCATCACGGAATAGCTCTGATATATTTGCAAGAACTATATCTATCATTGCTATCCTACTTTCACTTACGAGTATCGTTATTAGTGTAATGCTAAAAAAATAATCGTTGCCATTGAGAAGCCAGTCAACAATCCTAAAATAATAACGATTAGCTTTAATCTTTTGATTTCAAATTCGAGTAGTGCAATACAACCTTTATCCGTAATAACTATCCCCTCCGGCTGTTCTGAACTGCAATTCGGGACAGCTTTTTCATTTTGCTCTGACACCCTTCCACCTCCTCTCCTTAGGCAGGGTTGTTACCCCGTATTTTGGTTGTTGGGCTTCATTCTGAAGCCATCAAGGTCAAAAAAAAGAGCTTCTGCTGATGTGTTAAATAATTCTGATATTTTTCTGGCTAATCCGTAAGTAGGATTTCTATTACCAGTTTCTATATGACCATAATAGCTTCTCGAAATTCCCAGAATATCTGCAACCTCTTCCTGGGACATTCCGGTCATTTCTCTGTGTTTTATTAATTCCTCTCTCAATTTTGTCACCTCCAATTCCAGCCGGCTGCATATTGAAGCATCTCTTATTAAATTATATTGCTACTTTACGTAGCTGTCAATATTTATTACTACTTTTTGTAGCAAGTATTTAAATGCTACGTAATGTAGAGTAGAATAAGAATATATGCTACGATTAGAGGTGTTAAAAATAATGACTTTTGCTGATAGATTAGTGTTCTTACGTCAAAAAAAAGGCCTGACTCAAGTTGAATTAGCAAAAGAGATGAATATAACACGATCTGCTTTGTCGCTTTATGAATTAGGTAAACGCGAACCTGATTTTGCTCTTCTTTCTAGGTTTGCTGAATTCTTCAACGTCACCACCGACTACCTCATGGGCCGCTCAGACACCCCTACCCCTCCCACCATCTCCACCGAAAAGGAACCGACCACCCAGGAGCTCGAAGAATTTCTCCGAACAAGCAATGTGCAGTTTAACGGAGCTCCACTGGATGATAAAGATAAAGAAGAATTACTGGAATTTCTAAGATACGCCTGGCATAAATTGCGACAGAAAAAAGAGTAGCTACTCCCAATGCAACGAGGGAGTAGCTATTGTCTTGTAAACTACATTCGACAAATTTAGACAATATATGGAGATTGTTTATGGATTATATTAAAAACTCTGTTAAAGAAATTACCTGTGAATATCAGACAAGAGACCCTTTTAAACTGGCCAAGGAAATGAATATTGATATCATATTATTTCCCTTTACTCGAGTAAAAGGCATGTTACTTAATTACCTGAACAGCTGCACAATAGCAATTAATTCTAATTTACCGGAGCATAAGCAGCGGGCAATTTTAGCCCACGAATTGGGACATCTAACACTTTCCCCTCCCGGAGTTGGCTATTTCTTCATCAGTGAAAATACTCTCATGGAATCGAAGATTGAGCGTGAAGCTAATCTGTTCATGCTGGAATTACTTATTGGAGAAAAAGAACCGGTTGAGGGAGAAACCCTGGAAGAATTCGCATTGAGAAATGGCATACCCGAAGATATTTTATATTTGCTGAATTGCCGTTGATTAAGGAGTAAAAATAATGAATTTTGTTGCTCTTGATTTCGAAACCGCAAATCCTGATCCAGCAAGCGCGTGTTCATTAGGAATAGTTGTTGTCAAAAATGGACTTATTACTGATACATATCACTCATTAATAAAACCACAAGAAGTCTATTTTGATAAGCATTTTACCGCCATTCATGGGATTACCAAAGATGATGTAAAAAACGCTCCTACATTTTCTGATCTATGGGATACCTATCTTAATCGCTGTATCGGAGAACATGTGATAGCCGCTCACAATGCATCCTTTGATATGAACGTATTAAGCCATCTTTTTTCAATTTACAGAATTCCTAATCCCGAAATAAATTGCTTATGTACACTCAAGATATCAAAAGATGCTTTTCCAGAACTAGATAATTATAAATTGAATACCATTGTCTCACATCTGCATATCAATGCCGGCCGTCATCATGAATCTCTCCCGGACGCGTTTGCATGTGCATCAATTCTACTTAAATCAAAAGACATTCTGGGGTTATCGACGATAAATGATTTTCTTGGCATGTACTCAGTGAATACTTCAAAAATAAATCATGATTTTTGGCATGCTGAAAATTTTCATATGCATTATCAGGACAGTCAATCTAAAAGAGTAAAAAGTTCATACAAAGTCAAGGTCATAAGCATTGATATAGAAAATCAATGTGGTTTGATTAACGACTATCTTGTTGATCTGCAACAATGCGAATGTCGCGATTTTGTGTTAAGAAAAAAACCGTGCAAACACATGTATCGCTTAGCTATAGAACTTGGAATATTAAAAGTAAAGGATTATTTTTTCCGGTAGGACTGAAAAAATCTAAGGAGGATTAGATGTGAATGCTCAAGATCAGGCTGAAATATGCAATATGATCACGGATAATCTCATCATAAATGAACAAAAAGCTCCCGAAGATATTAAGATAAACCACAATTCAGCCTATTCTGTTATCAATTTTTTTGATGTTGGTTATTTGAGGATTAAATCTGGTAAAAAGAAAACTTTTATTTCCGTAAAAGAAACTTTTAAACCAACAGTGTCAGCCTATACACAACATTTTGAATTTATTAAATCTGATCCACTGTGGATCAGGATCCCTATAAATTCAAACGATGATGTCGCAGATCTATTTCCGTTATTTTTAGATTTATACGAATGTGCCTATAATCAACTTGGTTCAGATTCTTTCAGTTGCTGCTCTCGATACCTTGAGTGCTCAGATGAAATGACATGTATCCAATCTGATACTAGGTTAGCCAAAGGTTGCATCTACAGAAGAAATTTAACCAATGGCAAAATATTTTATGGTAAGAAAAACAATCCGGATAGATAATTGAACCGTACAGGTTACCTAATTAATAATAAACAGAAAGGGTTAAAGTCATGTTTATAAAATCGCAAACAATTACTGAATTTCGTTTATTTCATAATAAGGACTTCAAATTTGGCAAAAATATTACTGCTATAGCAGGACATAATGCCACAGGTAAATCAACAATATTAGCACTCCTTGGCCATTGTGGCGAATTAACAAAACATAAACCGATATTACAACCAAGCTTCAGATCGGAATTAAGTGAAATAATTAAATTTTCAAGTTCACACGATAAAGTTATTTCTAGCATTGGTACACTTTATTTTGAGGACTATAAAGAAGATGACTTAATAAACTCTCCTCCCGAACTATCTTATCGTTCATCATGGCAAGATAATAAAACGAGATACAGAATTATTCCAAAGAAAACGCCGACTAGAAAAACAGAAAAAAAACTCTCATGGCCAACATTATATCTAGGCCTAAGTAGACTTTATCCCGTTGGTGAATCAACCGAAGCTAATAAAATAGCCATGCAAAAATTGGATGAAGTTAATAAGGAATTATTTGTTCAGGAATACAAGAAAATCTTGAGCCTTTTTGAAACACCAAAAGGTGTAACTGCTATTTCACTGGCCGAAACAAGCAAAAAAAATTCTATTGGAATTAACACTGATACTTATGATTATCTATGTAATTCTGCAGGACAAGATAATCTTGGACAAATTTTAATGGCGGCAATATCTTTTCGAAGGCTTAAAGAACAAATGGGAGATAATTGGAATGGTGGTATCTTGCTAATTGATGAATTGGATACCACCCTCCACCCAGTTGCACAAAACAAGTTGGTAGATTTCCTTTATAAGCAATCTAAGGAAATAGGAATTCAAATTATTTTTACAACACATAGCTTAAACCTACTGCAATATCTCTCAGAAAAAATATTGTATAATAATTCTGATTCGTGTAATCCATATGAACTCATCTATATTTCTACTGCAAATAACGAATTGGCAGTAATGCAGAACCCTGAATATGAAACAATTTATTATGATATGATGGCTGTTTATACTGCTGACACTTTTTATCACAATAAAATACCAATCTATTCTGAAGACGATGAGGCCAGGTATCTAATAAATAAACTAGTAAGTAAATATAAACATCAGTATAAAGATATCAAAGTAAATTTAGGACATGAGCAATTATTGGCCTTATTAGTATCTGATTTTAACAATTACAAACGTTCTATTTTTATATTTGACGGAGACGTTGAAGATTCAAAACTTTCATCTTATTCCCGCAAACTAGGTATTCAAAAATTCACTAATGTAATTAAACTACCGGGCACAAAACGGCCAGAAGAAATTATCTGGGATTACATCGATAATCTGCCGTCTGACCATTCTTTTTGGGTTGGAAGTTTTCAGTCTGGTCGTACAAAACGTAATCTTGATATGCATGGTCCAATGTCAAGTGATTACTCTGGGTTCACTAAAGACAGAGATAAATTCAAAAAATGGTTTAATGATAATTCAGCATTAATAGATGATGTCATCGAATATTGGATTGTTGATAACCCCGAGATAACCAATCAATTTGAAATTAACTTTGTTAATGCATTTAACAATGTTGCACAACTTAGCCGCCTTCCAAAAATAGCTATGGCCAAGGCCGAAAATTGATGGTATAGTTTGGGAAGGGAGGTAACTTAAAATGCCTGCAACAATGACTCTTTTAAGGTATCCGGGCGGAAAAACAAAACTATATGATTTTGTACTAGATATTATAAAAAGGAACAACCTTGAGGGATGTACATATATTGAACCCTTTGCTGGCGGTGCTGGTCTTGCCCTAAAGTTGTTGTTAAAAAGAAATGTATCTTGTTTGATACTTAATGATTTAGATGATGCAGTCTATTCTTTTTGGTTTAGCGTTTTCAACCACACAGACGAATTTTGTCAATTGGTAGATGTTACTCCGGTAACAATTACAGAAAGAGAACGTCAAAAACATGTCTATCATAATAGAAATGAGTACTCAGTTTTAGAAGTAGGTTTCGCATGTTTTTTTTTAAATCGCACTAATAGATCTGGTATTCTCCATGGTGGACCAATCGGAGGATTTGAACAAAATGGTCCTTATAAGCTAGATGCTCGTTTTAATAAAAAGAATCTAATTCAGAAATTGCTTAAAATAGCCTCGTTTCGAGAATCCGTTTTACTTAACAATTATGACGTTCATGAGTTCATAGATAGAGTATTGCCAAATGTTGAAACAGAAAAATCCTTTATATATTTCGACCCTCCTTATGTTAAAAAAGGTCCAATGCTTTACATGAATTCTTTTAATTCTGATGACCATAGAAACTTGGCCATAAAGATATCTGAGTGCGATAATAATTGGATCGTAACTTATGACAACTGCGAGTTCATATCCAGTCTTTATAAAAACTTCAAACAAAAAACACTAAGCATAAATTATAGTGCTGGAAGCACTAAGCATAGTGAGGAAATAGTAATATTTAGCAATAAAATATATTGAACTTTCTGTTCAGAGGAAAATCTAGTTATAATAATATCTAAACCCTCATTGATTATATCGACCCTTCATGCTAAACTCATTTCAAAGAGCGCCAGAGCACCAGTACCGATCCGGACGGCCAGAGAGCCCGAGCGCCAAACAATTCAGAGGGCCTTCAGAGCCCCGCATATATACTCTTGAGTAGATCAGAGAATATATGCGGGGTTTTTACTTTTTCAGAGCCCCAAATATGGAGGCAAATTAATATGAGATCCCACGTCGAAAAACGGTCAAAGGACCGCTACACAATTGTCATTGATAAGGGAAGAGCACCTGATGGCAAAAGGGACAGGGATTATATCCCAACAGAAATCACAAACAAACGTAAGGCAGAAGAAGAGGCTGATCGAATACTCGCTGAATATCGCAATGGGACCTATATTCCGCCTTCCACCCTTAGCTTCAGTGAATTCCTTGACATGTGGTTAAAAGAATATTGCCTACCTAAGCTCAGTGATCGAACGTATAGTTTTTACCAGGAAATGTTCAAGATCCACACAAAGCCACGTCTGGGATCTATTTCACTTGATTTACTAAGACCACTCAATATTCAAAAATATTACAACGACCTATTAAGCGAAGGACGACTAGATGGTAAACCCGGTGGATTATCTCCTTCCACAGTTTTCAAACATCACTGCATCCTTCATAAGGCTTTAAAAACTGCAGTCAAATGGAAACTCATAAGGGAAAACCCAACAGACTTTGTTGAGAGACCTAAACGTCCGGATTTTGAAGCCTCTTCTTTTTATGAACCGGAACAAGCTATTAAAATGCTGGAAGTCGCCCTCGAAAATGAAGATCATAAGTGGCATACGATTTTATGTATTGCTGTCTATTCTGGTACCCGCAGAGGCGAACTCCTTGGACTTCGTTGGCAAGATATTGACTGGGATAATAATATCCTGAAGATCCGACAGACTGTTCAGTATACTAAAGAGAAAGGAATATTTTTCAAAGGTCCAAAGAGCAAGAAAGGAAAACGCGATATCCAGGTGCCTCAGCTTGTTGTTAATGAATTATTTAATCTCCGGAAGGAGCAGCATTCATTCAAATGTTTTTTAGGAGATAGCTATAATGATAATGATCTCATCTTCTGCCAGGATGACGGAAAGCCGATGTTTCCTGACACAATCACAAGCTGGTTCTCAAAGTTTTTGTCAAAACACGAGCTCCCCAAGATCCGGTTTCATGATTTGCGTCACACCAACATTACAATCATGATTGCCAATAAGGTCCCTGATATAGAGATTGCCAGAAGAGCCGGTCATGCTGATACAGCAACCCCGCAGCGTTTATATGGGCATGTTTATAACAGTATGAAGGATGAAGCTACTCTCGCAATCGAAAATGCATTGCGAAGCGAGGAACCCAAAGAACCGGAACATCCGACCCCAACAACTGCTAAAATTATAGCCTTCCCAAATAGAAATCTTGCATAAAAATACTAAAATCCTTGGATGAATTTCCGGGGATTTTTATTATACTCCATACGGGTATGTGCATTAATATCGTCGCCAAATCGTCGCCCAAATTTGCATAACGTCGCCCAAAATGACCTAACGGAACAAACATTCAAACTCAAAATTTACGCCTTTACTAAGTGATTTTTCAAATTACGCTATGACCTACAACCTTACTTTCCCTCACTCGTAATGAGCAGGTCGTCGGTTCGAATCCGACCATCGGCTCCAGTCATACCAAGGGTTTCAGAGTTTCTTACTTTCTTGAAATTATGAAAATACAACCATCATACAACAACCAGTAAAAAAACACATAAGAAGCCTCAAAAGTACCAGTTTTAACAGCTTCCAAATTGTCCTTGACATGGGGTACACATCATGACATGGGGTACACATTACAAGCTTATTGTCCTTCCATTGTGGAAGGGCTTTTATTATGGAATAAATAATCAAGCGGATTGACGTTTTGCCAGGGCAGGGCCATGAGCTCACCCTCTCGGATCCCAGTCCCAAAGGCCAGGATAAAGGCAGCCCTTAGTCATTATAAAAAAAACATTTAACTTCTGAAAAAACGGACATACACAAACGATGTTATAATAAAAAAATAGCGCAGAAAAATCGATTTAGAGTTTTAGAAGAGGCGGTACAATGGCACAAAAATATATAAGACTTGATCGGCCCATAAAGGATTATTCAGCGGAAGAACTAAGCAAGTTGTTATCCGACGTTAAAAATAAAAATTCCGAATTGATGCGAACGATAATAATAAATGAGCGTGACTATATTGCAATTAATTACAACAGGAGCCTAAGAGGATTCTGGTATTCCACAGTTAAGCCAACATTGGACAAATTGGGACTACTCACGGAAAAGGACTCTACAGAGGAAGCCTTGACTAAATGGGATGCAGAGCTATCCAGATATGTCGGACAATTGGTCCGATCCGGGGAAGTGTCTTATCAAGATTTAAGAATATTGGATATCAGCCGCCAGAGAAAAACACCCCGGGAAGCATATAATGTCGCTGGGATCGAAACCTTTGGGCATAAAACCAGAATTGCACCATACTCCAACATTATTATTACCACAGAGAAAGACACAGTTTTCAGTATTATTGCAGACCTGGCAGACTTCTTTGGCTGCAGTTGTATATCCGGCAAGGGCCAGAACAGCCTAGGAGCAATGGAGGACCTGCTGAGGAACATTAAAGCCTACGAGGATATTTATACCAGGGATATTTTTATTCTGACACTGACAGATTATGATCCGGCAGGCTATTACATTGCTGATACCTTCCGGAAACAGGTACAGGACCTGAAGGAAGGCCTGAATATAAGGAGCAGCGTATCAATCGAGCGGATCGGCATTACTCCGGATCAATTGACTGCTGAAGAAGTCGAACAAAATAAATATACTCCAAAACCTGCAAATCGGGATAATTGGCTGCAAGCCACAGGCGGGATCAATGGCCAAGCAAAAGGCCTGGAGCTGGACGCACTGTCTCCGGATCGGATAAGACAGCTATTTGTTAGCAATATTAAAAAATACATTGATCCTGCAATCTACATGAGTTTTATCAAAAAATCCTACTTGCAAAAAATTATACTCGAAGCAATCAAGCCAAAGATCAACAGTATTATTGAGGATCTTAATGCTTTAGAGCTGGACAGCATTGAGGTAGAAAGCTTTGATCTCTTCGAGCTGGCAACTCTGGGACACAGTAGTATCCCGGTAGATGATATATGCTATTCCGGCAGAGAAGTGGCAATCAGGGAGAAAGCCTTGAGGTATTTTAATTAAAAAGAATTTACAGGGAGTGAAGTCTTTTATCCCTGTTTTTATTCAGTAATATTACAGGAATTATTCCTTTGGCGACGAATGACTAAATAATGGAAGTAGAAGGGGGCGATTAAATATGTTTGACAAGGAAAATGCAAAAGCTGTGATTATTGAGTTTATGAAGAATAACGGGAAAACAGACGTAATAAATAATATAGAGGAGGATAATATTGTACTGCTTTCTGCTAACTATCATTATGGCCGCTCTGCATCTGACTCAAAATTAATCCCATTTAAAGAAGAGGAAGGCGGCTCCATATCAAAGATAGAATTAATCCCATTTGAAGAAGCAACAAAAGAATTAATTGAAGCAAAAATGCTTGTACGTATTGATAGTAAACTAAATAGTTCATTGAAACCGGTAAAGTATTATTTAGATTTAACGAAAATATAAACCAAAGAGCCTTAAGGCTCTTTTTATTGTCCTGTAGAGGGAGTAACCGCCAGTCAGCGCTGAGGTATTTGAGGGGCACACAAGAACAAAAGAGGCTATACCAAGACGCAATATTGAATTATTATCTGCCAGAAAGTATTATGGTCATTCTTTAGATGATAAAAAAGATAAGTTAGTCTCATTTGAAGAAGCAACAGAAGAACTAATCAGGGAAAAAACACTTGTGAGTATTGCCGATAATGGAAAACCTGTATGCCTTTAGAATAAGACTGGTATTCTGATTCTATAACCATAATAATTTGTTCATTTCAACATGAGTACTCCTGAACTTTGAGGATTTTGCAGGTAGTAGAATATTCCGGGGGACTTGTTCATCCTATCTTTATTCAGTAATATTGCAGGGTATTCTTCTCTAGTGGAGAATATATAGAAGCTGGAAGGAGGTTTAAATAATGGAAAAAACAGATTTAGAAATGACAGACTACGGAATTTATAATGAAGAGATACGTCGAACGAAAAACCAACAGTGGCAATTAGCTTTTTATGTTGTATTGTTACATGCTGCCTTAGTCATATTTCATTATTTTGTTAATGAAAGTAAAATAAGTAAGGATAATAACTGGGTTGTCGCTCGATTTGACGAAGCATCAATACTTTTTTCCATAGCAATTTTAATTCTTGGGGTATTGCTTATATTATTTTATGAATACAAAATGTGGGAATACAGAGGATTATGTGAGAAAATAAGAAAAAGCGAATACGATTTCGAAGATACTAAGACTATTAAGAAAAACAAAATAATCGATGGGCTAATCACAATTATTATGTATCTTATTTTTGTGGCTTCAGGTGCGGGTTCAGCATATCTTGCAATCATGTTTATTATTTACTGCAAATAGTATCAGTAAAAGAAAAAGCCCGGGTATTAAGCCTGGGCCTCTTTTTTTTCGGATTTATATTTTATTAGCAGATCCTCCAGCGCCTCCTCCACATACCGGGCCAGAGGAACCCTGGTATCTAACGACAGCTGCTTTACCTTATCATATACCTCCTGGGAAACGTATGTAGTAAATCTCACTTTAGCCATAATATATCACCTCTTAGATATCATAATATATTTTAAAGATATTGTATATATCATATTATTATGATAATTTAAGATACAGGAAATAACATATAAGGAGCGGAAAAACATGAACGAATATGTTTACAAGGTTGAATATTTACAACACACTCTATCGCATAATCCAGATGAAAAAAAAGCGGAACTTACTCAGGATGAATTGCTGGCACTCTTGAGCACAGGTAATGTTACTTTATGGAGAGCTGAAATTGTTTACCAGGGCGGACAACCAAAGCGAAAAGGACATGAGGAGAAGCTT